ATAGTTTTATGGGATGTACATGATGTAATAAGCACCTATTGTAGGCTGGATGTTATTGTGAGATAGACCACCACCTGCTGGATCAACAACTACACTAGTACTAGTATTAACAACTACTGTTGTATTGCTAGTTGGCCCTAGATCAGCAGTTCCTACTGTTTGTTTAAGATTGTAAGAGTAGTTATCGCCTGCATCAAACAAAGTATCAAGAGGTTGTAAAGAAGTTAAATCTCCAGCTTGTGCACCACTCTTAGCAATAAAGTGACTGTGAGGAGTAGCTGTTGATGTAGATGTACCTGTAGCTGTGTGCGTGTGTGAAGGGATTTGATTTGTTGTTAATGTAACATTGTTTGCACCTGCTAAACCATTTAGTGAGTAGCTTGGATTGCCTGGTGTAGATGGATTAACTATAGGACCCATTGTTATAGTTCCAGCCATAGTTCCATCTGTAGTTCCTACAGCAACACGTCCTCTCTTATCTGGTGTACCATTACTACCATTACACAAATACACATTTACAAACAAACCAGATCCTGCTCCTGTAACATCAAATCCTGTAAGAGATCCATAATACTCATACGCAATGTATGGCACCATTTTGTTCTTGTACAAGTTAGATGGTGCAATGCTGTTCAAATAGGCTTGAATAAGCGCATTCAAATCAGCAAGCTTAACATAATTGGTGTTAACATTAGCTGCTAGCACTGTTAAATCAGTAGCTGTTGAACACAGCTTATTAATAGCTGCTTGAAGAATCGCATGTGTATCAGACGATGCTGTTACACCTGTTAAACATCCAATTGTATAATCGGCATTAAGGGTGGTGAGCGTTGATTCAATTGCGGTGACACTGGTTTTTAAGGCGCAAATTGATCGAATCAGTGCTGAGATAACATCGTTAAGTGTAATATCACCAGACACTGGAAGAAAACTGCTCACCAATGCGCAGAGATCAGCTGGGTTAATGACAGGAATAATGCCATTACCAGTGGACAAGTCTATTATGAATGTTGAAATTTGTAATTCAACACTAGCAAGTGTATCCCCATTGGAAATACCAAGGGCAGGAATATTAAATCCTGTATATCTTACGCACTGATCAGATATGATTTCTGTGCATCCGTTAAAGCAATTAGAGCAGCTCATTTATTTATATTTTAGAAGTTTTACTTTACTAGCTATTTGACATACGCTAAATTCTTTAGCGTAATCTGGGTTACAATACTTATAAGTCAAGATTCTTCTGTAGTTGAAAAGATCTATCATTGTTGTAAATGGAACTGGCATGTTGAGTGCGAACACAGTGTTGTTGTAGAGATTCTTTGCCACCTCTGTAATCTTGCACTCTATATCTTGTAGCAAATCAGGGATTTCACCACATTCAGAACAGGAGGTTAATCTAGGTTGTAACATATCTATTGATTTTGAGAGGTGGGTGGTTGCACTGTGATTTCTTCTTTCTTCTTGTTTGCACAGAATGCACACAATCCATTCTTAAGATTGCATCCACATCCTACACTTGCTCCACAGCTTAAACACTTTGCCATATTAATAATAAGTTGTTACGGTTGCGTAATTATTTCCTGAACATCCACAGTTGTTTCTTAGGAAGTTGTTCAGCATTTTGTCAGCTTGAAGATACAACCTATTTGCTTCAACTGCTGCACAATTATTTGCAGCTGCTATAGCTCCATTGATAAAGAATGATATAGTTGTAAGCTCCACCTTAGATTGTGTCTTAATTGCTCTATCACACTCCATCATATCAAGTCTCATGAATGCTCCATCAAACTTTTCTTGAAGTCTCTCAGTACGCATTATTGTTCTCTCAACAAAGTTTACGTTTGCTGGTGCCACTGAATACTTTAGATAGTATATACCATCAGGAAGAGGCTCATTACCAAGTACACTTATCCCCAAGTTCGAGCTGGTGAAGACATTCAACGTATTAACAACAAATGGAAGATTTACTATTCCAAAGTTTGGAACGTTAATCTCAATAGATGGAGATGTAACATTTGGTGGAGTAGTTGGGTAGATTGAAGCATCAGCAACAGCCATTGTTAGCGTGCTGTATGTTGGAACTACAAGAATGTCTAAATTCAGAGTTGGCATGGGAGTTATAAATAAAATGCCAGAGGACTTTGAGAACTAATCCTCTCATCCTCTGGCATAGGTTATAGAAATTTTAACGTACCTACTATTAAGGAATTAAAGTACTAGTAGTGGTAGTAGTTGTTGGAGGCGTAGAAGTAGTTGTGGTGGTAGTAGTGATACAAACATTGTTGTCAACTACAGTACCAAGAGCAGCTTCAAGAACAGCTTCAACAGCAGCAGAAATACCAGCATTACCTGGAGTGGCAGCATTAGGAACAGCAACAATCACCATGCTATCCTCATAAATGTAATCACCCCACTGATAAGCGGAACGGTCGAACTGGTTGAACTTAATGTAGTAGGTATTGTAAATAGTACCAGTAGTTACATAAGTTTCAAAGTTCTCGTTGTAACCATTCATTCTGAACAAGTGCTTCAAGTAACCTGCCTGATAGCTGTAGAAGTTTTTCTCAAGTTGAGCAATTTCTTCAGCAGTACCAGTTGGGTAAGAAGCTCTCTGTACAACAACAGGGTCAGCAACGATATCGCAGTTATCAGCTACGATGAAGTCAGCAGTGGTAGCAGGACCTTGGTATACGAAAGTACGGAAGTACATTCTGTCATATTCCCAAGGGAATGCAGCAATATCGCAAGGCTGGCCATACTTGGTAAGAGGCTTACCAGAGATTCGAAGGATAGTTCCACCTACGTTCTCGAAAGTATAGAAATCAGACAATGTGATGTTGTCAGGGTTGTTACCAGGAGCTGCAAGGTTCAATTGATAGATGAACTGGTTGATCAATGCATTTGTGTTAACATCAACGCAAGGATCAGCACCACAATCACAGCAAGGAGCTTGTACAGTTACTGAACGGGTGAAACCGTTGAAGTACAAGGTGTCAAGATAACTAGAATGACCTCTTAGAGTAAGAGTCACAACTTCCCCACACTGTACATTCCAATTACCTACATCGGTAATTTGTACAGCAGGAGTACCGCAACCTGATACTTTGTACCATTCAGTTACGTTAGATGAGCAACCTGAACCAGAAGGGCAACCCTTGATTTTATCAGAACGCTTAGAGCCTTGTAGGTAGGTGTTTTGTCTACCTTGAGCTACATAGAAGTATGGTGCAGCTGCAATGTTACCAGCTGTAGCAATACTATAATCGTTTCTGAAAAAACCAACTTGACCAGCGGTTAGATCCTGAGTAGAACCAGAACTAGGGAGCGAAGTTTGCCCTACTGGAACTACAAAAAGGGTGGTTAACGAGAAATCAGCCATTTTTTTGTTTGTTTGTTAAATTTATTTATTCATTTGTTTGTATTCTGAACTGGGCACTTTGTACCGCAGAAGCATTCTCTGTATACATCGCTAGGTTCTGGACAGTTAAATCTACTAACTCGTCTTCCAGATAGGCTTCAAGCTCACAGTTAACATCCGTAGATGGTTGGCCGTCAAACTTAATGTAGCCTGCCTTATCAATGTAGATGGGGTATCTCATATAAGAGATGTATATTGCAGAAGGAGTGAACGTTCCGTCTGTGAATATACTAATTTCATCTGAGGAGATAAAATTAAATGTCTCTTGATATTCGAACGATGGTTTATAGTGAATGTTGTTCATTAAGAACTGCAAATCACCATGCTTTGATAAATCTTTATTTATCCAAATTTGTCGATCCTTGCACACTCCTTTGTCAGCTAAAACATAGCTGTCAATGTAGAACATGTATTTTGGATCAAGCAAATCAATATCCGCTGACCACTGATTTAATGTTTGGTTTTTGAGATGAAGATTTAATACTCCAGCATTATAATTAATTACAAGTCTTTGTAAGTCTTCATAACGTTTTTTAAAGGAGTCTAATCCCATACCACTAACAACACTAAATCCATCGACCTTTTGCTTGATCAGCTTTATTTGAGCTTCATTAAGCGAAAGTATTTTATCTTCGAGTTGAATCTGCTGATGTTCGTTAGTCGATAGTTTATTTAGTTTTTGATCAATTTTATATAATAAACTATCTACAGGTATCATACAGAAGCGAGTTTCTTAGATTTCAACTTTTGTTCGAGGGTGATTAGTTCGTCCTGGTTATCATCGTTAGCCAAGAATTTAACTAGTTCTTCCTCGTCTTTTGCTAGTTCAAATTCACCTTCAAAGACACGTCCACTGGACTTAACTCTGTAAACTGAATGTGCAATAGCTTGCTTAACCAAATCTTTGATATGGAGTAAATTTTCCTTCATGTCTGCAAATCTGTTAAACACTTCGATTGTTGACAATCCTTGGTATTTACCAGACTTGAATTCAGTCTGCTTGAGAATGTTATCCACTTGATTATATACAAAATCTTCTTTAGAATCTTCTGTAACTGGAAGTCCTAAAAGTCTTGCAACTTTTCTTTTCTTCTCAGGAGACATTGTATCAAACTTGGAGATTGCCTTGTTGATCAATTGTTTCTTCTTGAAGATTACAGCATTTTCGATATCATCATCTACAACGTAGAATTGTGTATCTGCTGGATAGTCACCTCTTTCCCATGCTTGGTAAGAACTAGCAACAGTTGGATGAACTCTCAACCAAGAGAACGCAAGTTCTTGAAAAGGTACTGTCAAATCGAAGTAGTTATCACCATCAAGAAGTTTTACAGTTTGGACGTGAGTAGTGTCATCTGTAGATTTTGATAAGCCGTAGTTCCAGAAAATAGCTCTTGGTCCAAGATCTACTCCTCCTAAAGCATCTTCAAGTTTCTCTCTTAGTTCTGTTACACGTTCAATTTCTAGCTCACGCTCTGTAGGATCAGCAATTCTTTTGATGTAAGCAGCGTCAGCATCTAAGCCTGTTCTATATCTTCCATCAAGTTCCTTGTAAGGATATTTAAAAACTCCAGTTCCTGGAATTCTAGATAGTCCTCTTTGTGATAATCCTCCTTGCATGGTTTGCATGCCAGCACTGTTGTACTCCTTCTTAATCGTGGAGATTTTCCCTAATTTACCCATTACGTAGTTATTTGATTATTATTGGTTTGTTTGCAGAGTGCGCCAATCAAATGGCTAGGCTCACTGACCCACACTCTGTTTTAAAGAGGAATAAAACTCCCCTCATGATTGACACGAGGGGAGATTTTATATTAGAACTGTGGAATTTCTTCGAT